AATCTCTTTGTAAAGAACATTTCTGTAGTTACAATGAGTAGAGAACGAGTCGTGAATGAATATCATAGGTACACCAAGTAGCTTTAATCTTCTAGCTACCATCCTTAGATGTGTTGCATCTAGGCTATGGATTATGTTAGGTGCAATAGCAGATCTATGTCTTCTATGATCTGGTTTATTACCTGAGAAATCTACAACCTCTAAGTAAAGCTCTTTATCATTACTTAGTCTTACTTTTAAGGCAAGTCTCTCACCTTCTATCTTCCTTTGTTTGCACTCGAAACCATCCTTAGTTATCCAGTGAATATCAGTGTTGCCTTTCTTTGATATTTTAGAAGCAGCGTCACTAACCCACCTTACAGCCTCTGTGAGAGGCCCAAGCGTGTCATTAAGGCGTGTGTATATGTCACGGCCCATCGCATTGGTACTGGCCCTTTCCAGCCCTTCTCGGACGATTTTAAACCCTCCAAGCTCTGAATCCCATGCTGAAATCTGACCATACATTTTACCCAAGTGCTCCATCGAAGTCATCTGAGTTGCATTGTATCCCCAAGTCATAACAGGTATCTTAGCAGCCTTTCTAGTAGCATACTTTCGCATATCCTCTGGTAAGGTCTCTGCCCACTTACTTGCTATAAACTCATAGATATCCAGCTCTGCTTCTTCTTCGTGCATTCCTAGATGTCTTGTAATGGCATTAGATTTAACAACTGCACTCCAATGCTGAAGTCCAGAACACCTACCATCTAACGGTGTAAATGCTGGTAAAGGCTTATCAGGGTTCTTAACGAACTTACTGAGTAGGTTAGCACAAGCCATGTACGAGTATGGCTTATCAGCCTTTATCCATTCATCATAGTAAAGGTCTGGCCTGTCTGCATGTCTTACCATAACATCTATGGGCCAGTCAATTTCACTGTAACCATGAGCTGCCTCTATTAGTCCATCAAGTCCTTCACTAGTTAATACTTCACTATAAGTTGATATTACTAGTGCCTTCTCATGGTCTGCACCTTGAGTATCCATAGCACAGGTAGTTGCTGTATACATCCTACTTCTAGAGTCAAGGAATTGTGGGAACCTGAAAGTCTTACCTTCCAAGTCCTCAGCAACCTTTATAGCTCTGTTATACATATAAGATGCTGATAGATCCTTATCTACATCAATTGCTGGGTATATTCTAAGTAGGTTTAGTACATAACTATTGACGGTAAATCTCTCTTCCATCATAGCTTTTGTAATACTTGCTACCTTGATATTTGTGTGGTTTCTTACACCACCCCTTATAACAATCTTCTGTGACATATAATCTTCACCAACAACTGAGGGTCTCACCTCGACAGATACCGGTACATCACCATCAATATCTAGCTTAAGATACTTCTTTGTTGGTAATAGTACTCTCTCATCCTTGTCACTGTCATTCTTCTGTCTTCTTTTAACAAACCTTACATACCCAGCAACTTGCATTTCACCTATAAACCTAAGTGATATATTCATTGGGTTTTCAGCCTCAAGCATGTTCTTGCTCATGGCAGGTATTGCGGTATGTAATGGTGATTCAAAGAGTCTTGGTAGGCAGTATAGGCAATGTGTATATGCCCTTTTCCACCTATCAACCTTCTCTGACTTCCACCTATGGTCTGTTATTCCACTACCTCTTTGGAAGGGGTCTGTTCCTATCCTAGCTGGTACTGGTAATTCTATACCATTATCTAGTAAAACAGATTTCATTACCTCTCCTATGCCTTAGTGTCAAATGCCTCTTCTGACTTGTCATCACGAAATCTTAGGAAGGTTACACAATATCTAAAGTTGCCTGTATCGTACAGTTCTTTATATTGTACTTCCATCATACGTCCAACATATTGTTGTGGGTTGTCCCATAGCTCAACCCGCTTCTCTTCCTTAAAGGCTGTAACTTTACCGTAGTTTGTTGTAAATCCTCCCAGTTGCCCTTTAGGGTTCTTGTTCTTATCTACTTGCTCAAACCAGCCAGTAATAATTACATCAGCAGTACTGTCAGGCTTAACACGATACCATCTATCATCTGTACGAACTACAAGCCCTTCATAGCCAAGCTTCACAGCTTCTTCCATCATTGGCCAGATCTGTTCAGGTGTTGGGTTTGTAATCCTGTCAAGCATAAGCCTGTGGTCAAAACTGTGATTTTCACCATAATGAAGTGGGAATACATGCTCAACCCCAATACACCCTACATCTGGATTATGCTGCTGTAGTGGGCCATTTGACTTGTGGAAAGTACCTTTGAATATTTCACAATCTTCAAAAGCCTTTATATGTTCTTTGGCTTCATCAGTAAGTGCCTTATCCAATCCTGGCGGTACTTTATTGTTCCTAGTTACAAATTTTCCATCCCTGTATAGTATTCTTACACCATCTATCTTGTAACTGATGTCTGCAATACCTTTGATCTTCTGACCTTTATAGGTATTGGCCTTCCTAAAATCTGTTCTTCTAGCCATTTTAGTTCTCCTAATGAACTGTAAGTTCTGGTTTCTTCTGTTCTAGCATTACCTCAAGTATTTCAGAAGCCTTGCTAAAGAACTTTGATTGGTTCTTTACAAGTACTCTACTCTGGCTTATTGACGCATCTTGTATCTCTTGAATGAACGCTGTCACCATCTGTGATGCAAGATCAAGGATTTCCTTATCCGTACATACTAGATCTTCTGGCTTTACTCCACTTATATCCAACTAGTATTCTCCTAATAGTCTCTCTAGTGATATGAATTCAACATCATGATCTAGGTAGTCATACCTATTCTTGAATGCTTTAAGGTGCAAGAAGCCCCTTATCTCTGTATTATTAGCACCTCTATAGCCTTCATCGTGCATATAGAAAGAACCAGCACAAGCCCCGAAATGTGGCTTACCTCTAAGGTTCTGTCTACGACCATATTGGAACTGTTGTTGATGTCCATGTACAAAGCAGTGTGGGAACTTATTAAGTTTGTTCTCAATACTACCACCTACTGCCCTGCCACTTTGAGGGTTTTCCATGTAGTGATTAAAACATATATCATGTATCCATAAAGGATCACACATCTGATTAACAGTCCAGCCTTCAGATTTAATGAAGTACTCTATATCAATCATACCAGCAAGTATTGGGTGATTGCTTATGTACCGGTTCAGCCTGTTCTCATGGTTCCCCATTAAGAAGTGCATTTTAGGTTTATAAGGCTTCCTTTTGCCCAGTTTATTCCGCTCTTTAAAATGGCCCGTAATGGCCTTTAGAGCACGTTTACCGCCTTCTAAGTCGTCTATAAGCCTACGGCCTTCTGACTCTAAAGGGCTGCTGTACGTGCTCAGAGAGGGGAAATCCCAGTGGTCTCCAATATGCACAATATGCCTAGGTTTGTGTTTCCACAAATACTTAGATAGTGCATGTATGTGATTTATTGGGGATGTGTTGTCAACTTGTGGATCTGCAATAACAACTATGTCTTCATTCATGGTGCTATTTCCTTTTCTGCCTCTTCTTAGGTTTTTGCTTACCTGTCTTGAGATCGAATGTAGGGTGTATAATTCCTGATGGATTATCCCTGTGATATTCGAGGTAGTCAGCTAAATTCCTCAACCATTGAATACAGTCAGTCCAAGTCATATGTGTCTTCTTAGCCATGTAAACCATAGCTTTTAAGACCTTACCCTCATTCCTGTTACATGTTCCGCATAGTGTAGACCTTAGATCACCTGTTGAGTGATTGTGGTCTAGTGCGATCATTCCTGTAGCAATAGATCCTCTGCATATCGGGCATAGATACTTTTGCTTTGTTGCATACATCGTTCTATATTTGGCTACTTCTGTAGTCTTTATCTGATGCTTAATCTGCCGTACTTGTGGGGTCGAAGTCATTTAAGATAACTCCCCTCTTTATGTCGAAGTACTCATCTCGCTCATCATAAGTCCATCGTTTGATAACATCACCATGCTGCTCACGGATCATAAATAAGAGGTTAGCTTGAGTTTCTAAGTGCTGTTGCCACTCT